TGTAATCTAGGCCGTTTACAGGTTCTGTTGAATTGGTAACAGCTAGGTTTAGGTAATGATAATCGCTTATGCGATTAATGTTGTTTTTTGTAGCAAGCAAACGCAAATTTGCGGCGCACTTCTGATCCAACAAGGATTTCATTTTAACAAAGCGAGCCATCATGCCTGTGTGGCCGTTTAAGTTGCTTATAACTACGTTTTTCAAATCTAACATAAGGGACTATTCCTGATTTATTCTATTATTTACCATTACATTACACCGCCCTCTGCTGACCACGATCGTTTCCATACTGGGCGATCCTGATCATTTTTCTTTTGTTGTTGTAAAACACGCATATTATGTTTGGCAGCTTCAAAACGTGCTCTTGGTGAACGATCATCCCAGGGTTCACTCCATCCATTCAAGCAACCTAATAGTGCATAGCGGGCACTATCTATACAATCGTCTGGATCACTGAAACGGCCTTTTTCATCTACATAATAGTTTTGTGCTTCACGTAAAAATTCTACACAATTTTCATTAACGTGTAGTGTGCCTAGTTCTAGCATTTGGCGCATGGTGTTAATACCAAATGCTTTGTGGTTAGTTGTACGTCCTTGTTCATCAGCAGGATTGCGAATAGGTTCTGGATAGACATTTAATTCGTACTGTTCAAACATTTGGCGTAGGCTTAGGGCGCTCATGGTATAACGTCCTACTGTGCCAGCGTCTGGAGGTAGCACAATAGGGCATCCAAACACTTCTGGACGCATTAGGTGTTGTATCCAATTGACTGGATTGGCTTCTTCTGTGCCTTTGACAACTACCTGCGTGTGCAACCAAGCTTCTTGGCCATCTGGATCCCAATACATTAGACTGACGACAGTCTTATCGTTAACCAAACCCAAATCCAGTGCGATAACACGATGGAGGCCATGACTGTTCCTGAAGTCGTAATCACCTGTCTTATATGTTGGCCACGATCTGATTTGGAATACTGCGCCTTTGCCCATAACAGGTACACCATTACGGCGAGCGTCTCGCTCATGAGGAAGATAATCTCGTTCAAGTTGTAGTCTCGTTTCTTTTAATAAAAATGGTTCGCCCCACGGATCGTATTCGGGTACATCATCCCAGCTTACACGTATGTGTTCATAGCCCTCTTCACGATGCCAGAATTTACTTACAAGGCCGTTCAAACCTTTTAGAGGTGTAAACGAACAAAGCACTTGTCCTTGCGTTGTTGCTGTACGTGTAACAATCTCAGAGAAGAAGTTATCTGGTGGTTGTTCATCAAATACTGCTAGGTTTAATTTGAAACCCTGCATCTGACGAACTTCTTGTGTGTAGTTGGCAAACAGCAAATAACTCTTGCCACCTGATGTATGTCGAATTTCTACGCCTATGCAGTTAGCACCGTCGCTACGCATAGTATCAGTAATAATGCAATCACGAGGAATTGCCCCAGTACCAATATGGTCTTTGATCTTAACATCATTGGTTCCTAACAATTCATTTTGTAATACCAGTGCTACCTGACTCCAACCTTCACCAGCTACCATAGCAGTGATAGGTTTACTAAAGCGTTTACCCTGCCACCACGCTGGATAACGCCCTGTTAGATGCATGGCAGTTTCATAACAGGTGCTTACCGTTTTACCAATTCGGTTAGCAGCCAATATGCCACGACGATCGTGTTCGTGTGTGGCAAAGAATTTTAGCTGATGTGGAAATGGACGGAAGTACTTTAGTTGATTGTACTGCATGTCATCTGCAACTGAGATGACATATTCTTGAAAACGATTATATACTTCTGTGGGTAAGGCCTGTAGGCGTTGTGGATCTACCGAGTGCTGTTCTGCACAGTATCGAATAGCACGACGCATCAACAGGGCATTATCTATCATTAGAATCCTCTACGGATTTCATTTAACAGATAAGCAGTTTGGGCTAGGTTGTGTAATTCAGTGCTGGTCATACGCCAGGTATCAGGATTGCTTGGGTCAGAGCCATCACGTTTGTCTAGGCCCAACTGCAAGCGTTCCATAGTCAGGCGTAGGCAATGCTCAACCTGACCTGGATACTTTTGTTGGAAGGCATCACGATGTACAGCGTTGACCTTTTGTAGGATCTTGACCTCTTGAATCTGGCGTTCCTGTCCTTGTGCTAGAGCTTTGCCAAACTCATTCATTAAACACCCCAAGGATCATCAATACCAGCACCATCTCCACCTAAGACAAAGTCACGATCAATCCAAGCTGTCCACCAGTCGGTTTTGTTGACCTTTTGTTTTTGCATAGCGGCACGTAAGCGTGTGCCAATTGGAGTTAGGCGACCTGAACTGTCACGAATGATTTGTTCACCAGTACGTGGATCAACCCAGGTATATTTTTCTGGTACTTCTTTACCAAACTTGTTAACACGCACACCTACTGCACGTGCGGCAACTGGTCCAATGATTTCATAAGTGATAGCATTGTTGATATATTTTTTGAATACCACATCACACTTTTGTCCGCCTGCTTTCCAATCTGGATCTGGATGTGGGAACTGTGAAGTTTGGAATATGGTTACTAGGGGAAGGCCTTGAACTTCACCAGGGACGGGAAAGTGTTCACGTAGCTTGTCTACTGGGATTATATCATTCTTATCCAAGTATGGATTCTCTGTGCCTTGTAGTGCTGAATCAGGTTCCTGACCGTTAAGCACATCCATGGCAGTTTGATATTTGAATTTGTTTGAGCGACCTTTTAGGGTAAGCACATAACCAGTTTGATCATAGACAAACTTTTCTAATTCACGTGCTGTTGGAAAGTCAGTCATTAGGCCTTCTAGGTCGTATAAGGGTTCTACTTCGACCTTCTTAGCCACTGTCTTGCTGTCTGTCTTAACTGCTTTAGTTTCGGTTGGGGAAATTGACGCTGGCGCATCTGTGTCCCAGGGTGAGGGTTGCTTCTTGTTCATTGTTGTTCCTTTCTATCGAGTTCAATGAGCTGGTTGTCGAGTACAGCCAGCAAAACTATAACCCCTAAGGTAGGTTAATCTTTTAGTCTTTGTAGCGGCTCTTACGTGCTGTAAAACGTTTGATCTGGCTATTACTGTCAATGCCACCAGACTCTGGAACTTCATGTTCACCAGGGTTGGCTTCAAGTTCACGAGCACGTTTTGCGAACGCACCTGTTACCATTTCAGCTAATGGAGCACGTTCTTCTTTAGCGTCCAAGAAGTTGCCACGTTTGGCTGTGTGTGCACCTTCATTGCCATGGCGTGGGCCTTGTGGTTGGTTAACGTTCTTAACTGAATGTGGGTTGCCCGCAAAGCGATGATCAGAACCTGTTGCTGTGTCTGGTCTGTCTGAGGGAGATTTTTTTAGTATGCGTTCCATATTATTTCTTAAAACCTTTAAGTGTTTCAGCTAGACGAGCACGACGAGCTGTGGTTGGGTTCTTTGACTTCTCTGCTGCCTTTAATTTTTTCTCAGGAATCCGTTCACCTTTCTTGACTCCTAGTGTCTTGCGTAATGCGCCGGGTTTCTTAACAGCGCCTGCAATCCAATTCTTTTTCTTTTCTGCCATGACTGCTCCTGTATTAGTTTCCAATGTAAGGTATTACTGGTGTAATGAATAACTGTGTGCCGGTGCCTAATGTGTTGCAGTTGGCAGCCACGGTTACGTTTGGTACAGAAATGTAAGGACCATTGCCATCAGCAACAGGCAAACCAACAACATAAGTATCACCAGCATTAATCAATTGACCAGCTTGGCTTGTGTTGGCAGTGATGGGAACATTACATACCACTGCGGCATTTGTGCTGATACGGAAAAAAGCATCAGTTGTGCCGGCATTGGTAACCAACCAGGCAAAGTTGTTTTGTGTTGTGCTTGTAACAAGAACGCTTGAACTAGTTGTTGAAACGTTACATAAAACTGTTGGGCCATCAGGGCGAAAATTTGTTGCTGACATTATCGTTTCATTCCTACATTAATTGCATCTGGATTTGGCCACGTGTGCTTGGTGCCAGGACGACCAGGTTTAGATTCTACTGGGTTGCGAGCTTCCTTGGCTGTGCTGATGGTCTTCATGTGCGCATCACGTGTTGCTGAAGGACCAACACCTTCCATACGATCTTGCCATGAGTCGCTAGCATTGCCACGACGGTTAGATTCAATTAGGCCATGGTTAATTGCATCTGGGTTCTTGACCATGTGTGCATATTGATTTGTGCAAATACCATCACGGCTGTTGTCACGATTAACACCATCGCCCATCTGTCCGTTAAAGGCAAAGTCAGCGCCATCACCTGCTTGATCACGGCGACGTGGTTCGTGACTTGTACCTTGATTCTTCTTCATTGTGTTGCTGGGCTTGCGAGCCAATGTTGTGTTCTTCATTTTATTTCATTCCTTTTAATTGGCGGACTGCATGGTGATCATCTTCATGTACTCGGCCATCTGCGTGTTTCTTATTCTTTGGATGACTATGACGTGTTTGCATTGCTGGATGTGCATGGCTGTGAACCTCATGTTCTACACCATCCGCATCTGTCATACGATCGGCACTGGCTTCATGCGCTTCTAGCATACGTGCGCCATCGATGCGAGTTGGGCCTTTCTTATTGGCCTCACGTTGTTCTTCTGAACCTAGCTTCATAACTGCGCTAGTTGGGTTTAGGTTATATACACCTTTGTTATGAGTCTTAGTCATTATAGTTTGTGTCCTTTTTCTTCCATGTCTTCTGGATTATTTAGTTGGTGTTCGGCACGTGTCATTTTGGTTGAACTAGGACGAACATAAGTTGGGTCAACGACCTGGTCATGGTAATCATTGCTACGCTTCTTACTATGACTGCTATGATGCTCTATGCCACCTTGTGTTGAGGTGTTGCTAGGGCGTTTGTTGTGTGCCCGTGCGGCTTCACGCTTCATGCTGTACGCTATGGCCACAGCTTGTTTTTCGGGCTTGCCCGCTTCACGCTCACGAGCAATATTTTCGCCGAAAGCTTTCTTACTTGTTGATTTAATTAATGGCATAATAGTTTTATTTACCTTCTGTAGTTCAGAGCCTAATTAGCCAGCCCTGGGAAACGTCTACCCTTTGTACGTGCATCTAAGCTAACACTTGAATCTGGATTAAGCTGATCTGTAATTCTAGCTGAACTTTGGCGGCCGCCTGTATGTGTTGCTTTTGGTGATTTAGGTTTCTCTCCACGAGTTAAACCCATAGTTGCGGCAATGTTCTTATGATATTCGTCTGATCGTTTTTGAGCATGGCTCGAATGTGGTACTATGCTACCCAACTGTGATATGGGTTCCTTAGGTGTCCGAGTTGCCACGATCTTCTCACCCTTGGGTCTACGGTTAAGCGCACCTTCAGCTGTTAATGTTTTGCTATTCGCAATAGGTTTGACCTGTGGGCCTTCTTGACGGTAGATCTTTTTCTGTGGCATGTTATTGGTTACCTTTGTTGTCCCGGGGTCTCACGGTGACTAGGCTGCCTAACGCTTCAGCGAATGCCTGAGCCTTGGTGACCGTGTCTTCTTCTGTGTTGGTAACTTCTACCGCTGTGCGATCACTTACAACCTTGCCAAGTATCATGCGTTCATACTCTAGGCGTGTTTTTGAGTCACCGGCACGCACTGCGGTTTGATATCCTTCAGCCAGCATTTCTTCAAATGGTCTGCCAGACTGTTGTTCAATTGCTTCTACCAAGGTCTTGGCGGTAATGAGAGCCGTTGAACCCTTGGGTCTACCGGCATTGGGCCGTGCACCACCACGAGTGGGTGCTTTAATCTTGTAACGACCTTGGCGTAATGGTTCTGCCGTGGCGTTGATGATTGCTTTGGTTGTTGTCATATAGTTTATTTAGCGTTGACCACAAACTGAATCCATTTCCGTGATGCCCAGGTGGCCGTGCGTTTTGGTCAAGAAAATGCCCTACCATTTAGATAGGGCCAAAACCTCAACACCTTGGGAGAAGTTAGGTTTTAATTGTTGCTTGAATCACGACCTGATATTCGTCCCGTAATTTACTGAGATCTAATTCTGCACCAGTTATCATCATAAGATCAGATAATTCAATCCCAAATGTCTGACATACAGTTTCAAAATATAATGATTTTAACAAATAGCGTTCGTTAGCCACGGACAATACCCTGTCCGTAAATAATTTAATATCTTTTTCATTTTTTTCCTGGTGGGCCTGTTGGAGTTTTTCTTTTAATTCTAAAACTCGTTTGTGTGTTTGGTCAATTTTGTCAATTAAATTCATTTCAGTTCCTTTAGTAATTCTAATCTACGAATAGCATCTTGTAATATTTGAATAACAAGATCTAATTGTTGGTCATTGACAGTTGTGGCTTGTGCTTGTTCAGCGAGTTGCTGTATAATTTTATTCATTTCAGTTCCTTTAAGCTAGGTTTTAATTCTGTCAGCAATATATCTATTATGATCAGATTCTAATTCTGTAATGAGTTCTTGCAATTGCCTTCGTTCTAATTTTAGAAAACTACATCGTTCGCCCATACCTTCTTGCAACCAATCAAGACTATGATCAAGTCCGCCTTGTATCTCTTGTAATTTTTGTATCATATCATATGTTTTCATTTCAGTGCCTTTTTAATTTCTAACAATTGATCTAAAACGCTATCCAAATGTAAATGTTTTATGTTTAACACAGGATGCTTCAAGAATCTACCTGATTCAGTAGTTTCAAAACTCATCAAGCGTAACCATAACAGCAGTTCACTATACTGTTGAATAGGCAATACATAATGTGTGTGTAAGGGTTCATCTCGCGAGATTTGTTGATCAAATGCCATACCCAATTCAAAACTCATAGTCCAGTCTGGGTCTAGGTCTACTTGTATTTCGTTTTGAAATAATACTAAAAATTTGGTGCTCATAGTTTCTTCTCCCTTTGTGTTAAACTATATGTATATTATATATTATTAGTATTTATCACGCAACCTATTGTTCCAGGAATTTTAGCCAAAAAAATACCCCAACACCATTGCCGGGGTATTCCCACCCATCTACTGTCGGAGATTCCTGGGTGTTTGCCTAATCAAGTCTTAATATTATGCTTCTTTGCTAACCTTGTCAACGATTTGTCGCTCACAATCACACGTGGATTTCGCCTAATATATTCTAACAATCTTTGTTCACGTTCGGATTTTGCAGCCACTCTAGGTACTCGTCCTGGCTTTACCGGATTTGGGGTAAGCGTACCTGGGCATTGATGATCCCAGCGTATGTTTTGGCGTGCCATCCAACGTCCACATCCTGGACACGTGGTTTTTGATACCTGGTCCAATGTGGCGTATTCCTCTTCGGGTAATTCGTAACCTAAGGGCACACGCCACCAATAGTATTCATTTACTTTGCGCAGGCCCATCTTTGTTTTTTGATACACAGTTATTAGCATACGCATATTTACGGTGTAAATACCTATGACGGCAGTGTTTTTGGGTTACAGCCATTTCCCTATCTTGGCTGCCGTTGCCCCAAGCCAGTCATGAGGCGTGGGGCTTTTTTTTTAATCCGTTGACAACGTTGACTGTTGACACTAGTGCGGACGAAAATTAACAAAAATATATATAATAGAGAACTTAAAATCTCGTTTATTAGCATACGTGTCAACAGTCAACGGATTGAGCTCAAAATCACCATAACCTTGCGTAAACATTAGGTTTTTTAGGTTCAATCCGTTGACAAGCGTTGACATTATTCGCCATTATTCTGGGTTTTTCCCGTCATAACGTTGACATTTTCCTCAAAATCTGCCGGTTTTTCCGCCATAACGTTGACATCTATTGCGCTAAATTCCAGTGTTTCACGCCTGACATCTGCTCTTGCTCTATGTTCAATATCACCTGTGCGCTCTAATTCTGCCATTATATTATCTTTATAATCCGCAGTTAAATCTCTATACCATCTTAGGTTTTGTCCAATTTCTCTGCGTGTATACCATCCTGGATGCTGTTCTAACCAAGTGCGTAGTTTGTTGGCAGCCTGTTTCAAATCACTGCGTGGATCTGTAACACCAATATCTAGGCCTAATCTTTGTTCCAAATAAAAATCCATTAGATCTACACCAGCCTGTGCTGAACGTTCACTAATTTCACGCTCGCCATTATAGTCAGCAATAGTAGCCGCTATGCGTAAAGCCTGTTCGTGACATCGATGTACAAAGCCTGCCCAATCACGATATTCGGTTGTGGCCTTTGGCACAATAGTGTTATAATAACGCATAAACACACGTCTTGACCCTGGGGTTTGTCGCATAACATCAAACTGCAATTCAAATGGTCTGTCAGCATCTTCACGCAAAGGACGTCTAATCATTTCAAGTATGCGTTGATTAAATGGTTCAATCAACTGTCTATATTGATTGTTTTCTTCTACTGTAGTTTCTGTTTGTTCTTTGAATACGGGATCACCACATTGTGTTAGCAAAATTCTATGTAGGAATCCCTGTTCACTAAAGCTAGTATTGTTTAACACAGCTCTAATTGTGCTTTCTTGTAACAGCAACATCATATTAATTCTACGATTGTACAATGTAGTTCTATCCAAACCAGTACTGCGTTCCATTGCCTGTGCGTCCCAAATATCAGTCAATGCCGCAGTTAATTCTGTTGATTTAGTACCATCTGATTTTGAACCTTGAAAAGCGTGTCCATTAAAAAAATCACCGCCCTCACTGGACATAATAGATATCCAACTTTGACTTTTTAATTGATCAATAAGACCATTTAATGTAGCTTTCTTAATTACATAGCGATATGTTTCCGCTGGCCTAGGCGGAGTAGGAACGGTGGCGCCAAGGCCATCTTCTAGGTCTTTTTCGTACTGTTTCAGTGCCGATTTGAACTGTTTTTCCTCCGTAAGGAACCGTAAATTATCGTGCTCCAGTATACGTCGTTTGTCCTTTTGAAATTCAAAAATACTTGAATTTAATTCACGAAAGTTAGTTGATTTACGTCCTGCTGTTGGAGTCATATTAACCAAAAACAATGATGTGGGACGTATATCATATATTTCACTGTCCACATTCCAAAAACATTGCGTAACTGTATTTGCTACACCTAATACAATTTGAATACTCATTGGCTCTTGTGTGCCATGTATTTCTTTTAATGCTATCATTGCCGCTTGCCAATCATCTGGCAAACAATGAAATCGTTTGTCTAAATCCATTTAGTTCATTTCCTTTAATAATCTTCTTAACTGCTTTATACTGCGTTCTGTTGGTGCTTCCGAATTGAATTCACGTTCCCGTTTATAATCAGGATTGTGCTGTCTAATCATATGATATACTGTGCCTAACTTAATAGCATTGTGTTTGTGGCTACGCACAAAGTTTTCATACTTTTCAGTTTTGTCTGTGTCAGGCCAACGTTGTCGCATTAAAGCAATAGTATCCTGCCCAGAAATGCCAGCACTCATTATTGCCCATACAACGTGTCCACGTGGTGTATTTTCTAAATTGCTATAGTGCTTTCTTAATTCATCTAATAGTTCAGCGATATCATCAATAGTCTTTGGTGGATACTTTGTGGGATCAACTGTACTTATGGGTCTTGCACTGTTGGCTTCTGCCCTAAACATATCTTCCATAGCTAACAATGCCTCAATCATTGCCTGGCTTAATATATTATCCCTACATTCTTTAATAACACATTTAACAGTACCATAAAAGATTCTAGTTGAATCTTTACAGGCAACGTCAGCATGATCATACACACGCATTAAACTCATAATAAGTTGTCTAATTTTTTGACTGTCTTGAATAGGCTGTTGTGTTCTAAACATAATTCTAAAGCGATGTTCTTTGTCAGTATGACTAGGAGTAGCATAAAAGCCTGCTCCGTATTCATTATAAAAATCGTCTTGTAATAGTTCTTCGATGGTCATTCCACTATCAATATCAACCATTAGCAATTCTCTACTGACAAATTCATTGTCGTTACGTCTTGTAGATTTTAGTTCAGCAGTTGTAGCACAGCCCATATCGGTAATAACTTCAAACGCTGTGGGCCAATCAACATCAATGTTTACCCAATCATCACCTAAGTTAATGCGTTGATTGCCCATCCATAGGCTGCCATCATCATGCTTTTTAGGTTTACCTCTAATGTGCTGATGTATCGCCAGTTTCATATTAGCTAGATGCCTTTAATTCAACTGATCCGCTACCCGGATTAATAAAATCCACAATACGCCAATGTAATGAATCTGATTCTGTAATTAATTTTTCAGCAGTAATCCATAAATCAATCCATGTATTACCATTAATCATTTCACTATATATTTTACCATTATAATCATAATTCATCATACCATACACAATTCCGGGATAGATATGTGTATCCGTAAAATCATTAATATAATCTTTTATGTGCCAATCAGAATGTTTAATTCCATAAATTTTTTTAATATTAGCCATATGTCTATGTGATATATCATCAAACGCTAAATTATAATCTTTTAAGGATAATCTGGCAGCGGTTATTCTAGGATCTCTAAATTCGCGTAAACTAATATTATTATTATTTTTTTCTTCAACTCGCAATTGATCTTTTAGAGTTAACCAGTTAATATATTCTTGGTCTTTATCATCATCTAATTCTAAGGTTACTACCATATTTCTTTTCAATTGACTAATCAATTCATTTAATTTATCACCCTTTAATTTAATAATTTGTTCTAAAATATAAATTGATTCATCTTCTTTGAACATTTGTTGTTCAATCAATTCTAATAATTGATCTTCATAAAATCCATAAATCATTGCCTTTCCTTTCTATACCAAAATACAACACCATTGTCCAATTCTACCTGAGCATAACCTGCTGACTCATAGTATCTATAGATAGCATCACTGTCCACTGTTGTCACGTCTTTTCCTTGCTATTTCTAATAATATTACATCTCTACGTTCATCGGGCGAACGTCGACTAGGCGCCACAAGTAATACAGGATCACGCATACCTGCTAGCAAACCTTCTGCGGTCTGTAACCAATGTTCGTGTTCTAGATCAGCCATTTGCATTTGTTCAGCATAGCGTTGTTGACTTGCTTCTGCTGTCAACTTTAATTTTTGTAAAACTTCTTGTGTTAGTTTGCCCATCTATACCTTTCAATATTATATTGTATACTTTTATTTATACAAAACAAGTCAATATACCAGATCTTTTGCCAAAATAAGTAATAGTGCTGATCGTTAACGCACCAGCCCAGGATGCAGTGGACCAGATTTTGTGCGTTTCTACCACACGGCCAAATGGGGATCAGCGCCGACTACTAGTAATGATGCCTGGAGGGGCATCAACAGTTCTACGCATCTCCATTGCACGTTGCGCTAAAACTTTATATTCTTCTGTAATTTGGCCATTACGCAGAAATCCTTTTAGGATCATATTTACCAAACTGTGAATCTCAATTTCTGTCTGGCCTTCTGATTCTAATGCCAAGACTACGTCTTCCAAAACGTGTACTAAACTTTTGTGTTGTGTCATTTTGTTCCTTTCGGTTTAGGACCTGTTTTCATTTTTTCATAAGCAGGTGCTAGCAACCACGTATAACCTTGTCTAAACTGATGTCTTTTGGCAGCGGCCTTTTGTAGGTTTATGCCATAACGTTCAGCAATATCTTCACTTGTAGCTGTGCGATGCCACTGTATTTCTTCTTCTGAGTATTTGTAGGTTCTATTGTGTTGTTTGTGATTGTAGGCATAACCAGTAGAACCCGATTCACGTCCGCCGTGTATACCAGCAAGCTTCATTTCTTTTAATTTTTCTTGCTGTGTGCCTTCCGTTAAATGCTCGGGATTACAACAAAGTTTATTGTGACAAGTGTGATTTATGTTGCGTTGCGTAGGCAAGCGATTGTGTTCGATCATCCAGGCCAAACGATGCGCAGTCATCATACCTGACTTGGCTCCTGTATCACTAGTTTTATCATCTGCGTAGACAAAACCAATAAAGCCATAACCAGCACGTTGCGTAATACCAGTCCATTCAATACAGCCATTTGCTGCCGGCTTCAAACTACGATTATAAAGTTCTAAGTTTACAAGGCGATCAACTACACGATCTCTGCGTACTGTGCCTTTTGTCCATTTTCCCATTACATTACCTTTCAGTGTGTTATAATATTTTTAAGTATATATTATTTAGCATAAATAAACAAGAAGGAATTGAAAAGAATGGGCAAATATACATATCAGCAACCAAAATCAGAATGGATCTGGAGTCGTCCAACAATGCTTGATGCCGAAGCAATTGAACAAATGATGACAGATTACTATCAACCAGAAATAGAAGGCATCTTCACACCAAATCGAACAAGGATGTTATATCATCTACACAAGGCCATATTAAGTATGGCATATAATCTCAATGAAGATTTATTAACCATAGCCAAAATTAATAATCAATTAGTTGCTTGGGCTTGGATTACCAGGGGTAAGTATCAAGCCTATGCTAATGAAGAAATGGCAGTAGGGGAATTTATACACGTAGATCTAACATTAAGTCCACGCAAACGTGTGACGTTAGTAGCACAGGTATTGGAACAATGGATTACCTGGTGTGAATTAAATCACATACCAGTATTATGTAGTACAAGTATTAGGCAAGACCAAGAAGCATTTATGCGTTTACACGATCAATACGGATTCAAACGCAATGGCAGTTTCGCATACAGAAAAATAGGAGAAAAATCGTGATTGAAGCAACAAATAAAAATTATGTAATCAAACCAATTGAACAAAGCAAACAAACTGCTGGTGGCATCTTTATTCAACATTCAGATGAATCACAGTTAGCAACTATTATCAGCGCAGGACCGGATGTGGATCATCCAATTCCTGTAGGATCAGTTATAGCACTTAATTGGAATAGCACAGCCAAATTACAAATTGGAGGTGAACCAGTATTTTTTATACATCAAGATGGCATATTAGGTGTGGTGAAATCTGATGCCTAAGATTGTAACGACCAAAGGTCGCGAAATCCCAATTGACTTAACTGATGCAGATGTAGCAGATTGGTTTAGCCGTCCAGGAGAAACAATGACTGATATCATTGTTGATCAAATTAATCAAGAACGATTGTACGATCCAGTGTTGGCCAATAAAACAGATTTGGTCATCTTAGACATTGGTGCCAATATTGGCCTGTTTAGTTTGTATGCACAAGACAGCGCCCAAAGAATTATTGCGGTTGAACCAACTCCAATGACTTTACGCATACTTAAAAAGTTAATGCCTGTTAACCTTGAAGTAGTTGAAGCCGCATTGGCTTTTGAAGATGGCACAGTCAATTTCTTTGTGCATACTAACCCAACTATCAACAGTCTAGCAGTCGATCAATCTGGTGAGCAAATTACTGTTGTCGCTAAAACTATTCAAACAATCCTAGATGATGCCAAATGTGATCATGTAGATTTTGTCAAATGTGATATTGAAGGTAGTGAAATGTCGGCACTAGAAACTGTTAGATTATTAGAAGTTGCTGATCGTATTGACAGTTGGTTTATTGAAGTACATCAAACCAATAACAAACAAGAACCTTGGCCTGGTAATTTAGAACGCAATAGACAAACGTTAATGTCTAGATTATCCGAAGCCGGATATAAAACACAAGCAGTGATCCATGATCAAATATTTGCTTACAAATGAATAATATAAAAGAAGTAGCCGCTAGACAAAAGGCGGCCTACATAGAAGAAAAGAAAAACAAACAAATGGTTGCTTGGTTAAATGAAGGTATAAAAGGACGAA